TTGCCGCCCCATCGGTTCTTAGGATGCAGGCTCTCCCAGTACGCACCTAGCGGAGCCAGGATGCCCTTGTCCCATATGATTTTGCCATCACGGAAGAAGTTGAGGTCGGCGGCGCAACGCTTCAGGTGAATGCTGTTCATGGTCTTAGAACGACCTGTCTTGAAGTAGATGGCCTGCTGCTCCGGTGTACGCGCTAACTCGCCGCCAGTAACCATAAAACCCTGCTCTGTGGCGTATTGCACTAGCTTGCAGAAATCCAACAGGAAAGCTGCTTGTTCTCGACTAAGACTCATACAAACCCCTTTTTTGAACAATTAGGTCGATGCAAGTGGCATCTGCCGTTGCACCCATCTTGATAAATTCCTGCATCTTTTCCTGTACGGTTGCCATGCACTTCTGCCTGTCGGTGTAGTGTGTAAGTTGCTGCAAGAACTCGCAGTGCCCGTTCATGCAGATGTATAGGACGGGGATGAAGATGCTCATTTGCCGCTCCTCATCTCAGCCAGCTTCTCGACTGTACGTCCACCAAAGTACGCACCCATAATCAGCATTCCCCAGTTGCCCAATAGGGTCACATAGGACTCATTCGCGTTGTAGCCGTATGCCGACATCATGGCAAAGAGAAAGTATCCGCAGAAGATAGCAATCAGCGACATTGGACGGATGTTCTTAGATAGCCAAGAGTCGCTAGACATATCAGCCTTCCAGCGGTCTGTGATGTTGTTGGCGTCAGCCTGTGCTGCTTTAGCATACAGCTCCATCTCAGCCATCTCCAGCTTGGCCTTCTCGATGCCCAACTCAATCAGGCGCTCTTCGTGGTGGTACTGCAACTCGCGCAACTTCTCGACATCGGCAGGAGTGGGATTATCGGGAATCTTCACGCCCAGTGTGTTCTCTACAACCTCCTTACCCTTTGCTTGGATAGCAGAGGACAGAAGGCCAAGGCCGCTTTCAGCAAGCGTGCCCAACAATGCGCCAATAATTGGAATCATCAAAAACCTCTATTTGCAATAATGTGAAAAGTAATGCTAACAAGTGGAACAACGATAGCAGATGCACCAGAAATCCAGAGTGTGTTCATGATAATCGCAATCTTCACTTCTTTGTCTTTCTGCTTACGTTCCGCCTCTTCCTGCTCTAAAAAAGCCCGTTCTTTCTTTAACCTCGTTCGCTCTGCCATCATCTCTTCCCACACTGGCGCATTGCCACTGTAGAAGAGAATGTCCTTCAGCTCTTTTTCATGCTCTCGTAGCGCCTTAGATGCCAGTGCAATTTGGAGTGCTTGTGCGCTAATCTGTGCATCTGTCTTTCCAATTGAAGCAATCCTGGCCTTGCTGCTTGCTACATGAACCGTATCTGCCGCTTGGTAGAAACTGCTGAATTCTTTATAGAGGCTGTGGATGTCCTTACCAAGGGCAACTGCTTTTTTATTCCAGCTACAGCACCTTGTGCTAGAGCGAACGCAACAAATGGGTCTATCATTTCTTGATTACCACCACCCATCTGCAAATGCGCCCATCTTTGTCAAGGAACTCATTTGCTCTAAGCATATTGTCCTCATCTTTCTTTGGAATGCGACAAACCAGCACTGTTTTGGTTTCTGTTCCAGGCCACGGACTTTCGGCAGAGGCTAATAAAGCATTAAACATTACTGCTGCTCAGCTTCTTGTGGCGCAGGGGCAGGAGCAGTCACTCCTTGATAAACGCCTCTTGCTGTGCCAGTTTGCAAATCATTCACAGCGTCCGCCACCCATTGAATGCCATATTTTTTACCAATCCTAACTGCCTCGTCAATTTTTGCTTTATCAAAGCCGTTGACTTTAGGCTGCACAGATTCAAAGACTTTTACAGCATCAGATGGATTCAAAAGCAATGCTTTAAGCTTTTCTTCTGCGGCTCCAGATGCTGTTTTTGCCCAATACTTGCTAAACAAAGATGTGATGGCATAAACTGGCCCAGACACAGGATTGTATATACGAGAAATGATTTGCTCTGGAGCAATTCCAGTAAGCTCCTCAACCCTGGTCTTGGGAACGGTCTCACCCCTAAAAGGAACATTGGTCAAATCTTTTGTCAATCGGTCTGACGCAATTCCAAAGTCTTTGATTTTCTGTGCGTAAGTAGGGCCAAATACACGATTGAAAACAGCCGCTTTGTTTCTGTCATTGAGCAAAGCAACTGGGTCTGCTGAGTTAACAATGTCATCTAGCAAGAATGCACGAGCAGCATTCACAGCGTCTTTGTTAGCGCCATATTGCGACATAAACTTGTTGGTAAACCCAATGTCGCTGTACATCTTAGAGATGAGCCTTTGAGGGCTTTCCATGCCTTCTTTGCCAAGGATTTGCTCTCCAGCAACTTTCTCAAATGCTGCATTGACTCTATTCTTTTGCCTAATAAGGTCATCAATATTAGATACAGATGCGGTTAGCTCATCCTCAAGACCTGGAACTATAGAGATAGCGCCTTTGTTCTTTTTAAGCCAAGCTCTTGCCGCCTTTGGGTCAATAGCATCGTTCTTGATTGCCACCTTGCTAAAGCTATCATAAAACGCATCCTTAACAATTTGCAGACCATCTGGGCCAGTGGCAGCAATAAATTCACTTGCGTTTGATTTGTTGCCAATGATGGCTGGGCTAATTTGCTCAACAAATTTCTTACGGTCAACACTTTTTAGGGTTTCGGCATTAAACGGCAAGCCAACTTTTTGCAGATACGCATTGTCCGCATTGCGATATGCGGCTACAAAATCTGGGTCAAGTCCTTCAATATGCCCACCAACACGTTGTTTTAGCTCAGTCAAAAGACGGATGTCTGCTGGGTCATCTGTTTTGCGAAGTTGCTTGTTTATCTCTCTTTTCAAAGAGTCAAGGTCTTCAATGGTGGCAGCAGTAAACTTTCTGCCGCCTTCGATTGCTGGTTTTCCTTCAGCAGTCAAGATGGCACTTGGTTCTACTATTTCAGGCTTAAACTTAACGCGCACACGGTTGTAGATAGACGGGAAAGTCTTAAAAATATCAGACGCTTGACTTCCTGCCACAAAGTTATAAATATCATCTACAGATGCTGCTGGCAACTCTAGACTTTTGTTTTTGGCTATGTTGAAAGCCTCTGTGTACAGAGGAGCAACTGCTTTTCTTGCATCGTCTTCTTTTTGTGCAACCAGTGCAGAAATGCGTTGCCCCAGAACAGTGGGGTCAAGGGTTCTGTCTTCAGATAAGTCTGCAATTTGCTGGTCTATTGAACGAATTTTTCTTTGCTGTGGCTTTGCCAAGTCCAAAGGTTCAATTAACTTGCCTTTTGCGGATACCTCGGTTGTAATTTTTGATGGGTCGCCAAAAAGTCGTTTTTGGTTTTGCGCCAGGGCAAGTTTGGCATCTACGAATTGTTGCCCGTATTGCGCCCGAAAAACTGGGTCTTTGGACGATAGCGATTGAATAATGTTGTTGATAACAGGGTTGTCTGCAAGCATGGAGCTTATAGGCATCTTCATTTCTGCTCCGCCAGGAGCCTTCAAATAAACGCTCTGCTGCGCCTTAGCAGCTGCAACAATCTTCTTCATGTACTCAGGGTCAGCAGCGCCAGCAGCAATAAAGATGTTGCTTATGCGGTTGTCCACATCTTTCATTAGCTCATCTTCTGGGACTGTACCTTTGACTCTTTCCCATTGAGATTTTGACAAGTTCCATGCCTTGCCGCCAACCTCTACGCCAAGTTCTGCCGCCTTCATTGCGGTTCCAGCACCATATGCAGTTCCGCCGCCACCCAAGAGACCGCCAATAACTTGCCCCGTAACTGGCATTTCAATTTTTTGACCGCCAATTTCTCCAATTTGAGCGCCACCTGATGCTCCAGTTCCAACAATAACTTGCTCTGATGGTCGTAAAAGTGCTTGCGCTAACAGTGGAGCGCGTTTGACCGCAGCCAAAGAAGGGAACAAATAAGACTCAGGAGATGCTGCGGCTTCAACGCCAGACAATACAGCGCCACGGAATCCTTTGGGGTAAGGAGTTGTTGTATCAACGCCCATCTTGGCCTGAATTGACTGCCGTGTTATTGGCTCCATTTCGGGCTGCGCTGGGAAAGCTCCACCAAATGTTCCTGTCTGTTGGGCAGACCCAGCAGAAATTAAGGATGCAGCCGATGTCAATCCACGTTGAATAGCCTCAAGAAAGCCAGCTTCTTTCTTAGGAGATGCTCCCATGCCAGCAGCAATTTCTTCGGCTTCTTCTGGGGTTAACTTAACATCGCTTTTGAATTTTTTGCCGTCTACGTTGTAGTCGTATGCCGTTGCCATTTACTTCTCCTCTGTTTCTGTAACAGTTACAGTTTTCCCGCTTCTTGTCTTTGTAGTGTATGTTTTAGATGCTTTTGTAGCGCCTTGATATGGCTTTAGTTGCGGGAAGTTAAGTGCTGCCTCCAAAGCTGCTGGTGGGTATTTTTGCAAATCAGCAATGCTTCTTTGTTGTTTAATTTCGGCTTGAGCTTTATCCAAAGACACTTTTCTAATTGCAAGCAAAGTCTTTTTAATTTTATTTTGCGTGTCAAGAGTAGGAGTACCGCTAACCAATTTTGATAGATAGTCTGCTGTTCCGCCCAAGATTGCGGGGTCTGCTCCAGCAGCAAGCAGCTCTTTCTGACTCAAGTCTCCACCACCAGAAATAGCTCTGGCAAATTGAGTTTGAGCAGCTCTAAATGATGAGAAGTTGTTGGTTGCTATTGAATCATCAATGGCTGCCAAAGCAGTATCGGTAGCATCAATAATTTTTAACTGAGGCTCAATTGTTCGCTGCACACTGCTTCTAAACGCAGGAATGTCAACAAGTTTTTCTGTTCCAGGCAACACATTTGTAATGGTGACTTTCCCGCTTGGCTCTTTGGCATCAACTATTCTGTTGACAGCGGCTCTTTGCTCTGGATTTAAGTCATAGTAATTTTTATCAAACTTCTCCAAAGAAATTCTTTCGGCATCAGCCCCAACAGATGGAGATGCTTTATCTGCTTTTGTAGCTTTAGCATCAACTTTTTGATTGACAACTTTTCTTTGCTCTTGAGTTAAGTCATAGAAATTTACGCCAAATTCATCCAAAGAAATTCTTTCTGCCTCAGCTCCAACTGAAGGAAGTGCCTTTACTGGTGTTGCTGGTAATGCTGTTTGTTTTTTGATGTAGTCATCCATCCGAGAATTAAACTCTACAGACCCTGGCTTAAATCCTCTGTCTATCAACTCTTGGGCAAAATTACTTACCTTATTGCTTCCACCGCTTAAAGAAGCAAGCTGAGCATCCAACTGTCTAATTAATGTTGGGTTTTGTTGTGCTTCAGGCAAAGATTTCAATACATCAATTTGACCCACAAGCTCACCAATCCTTTGGGCTTTTACGACATCAGGGTTTTCTTTTTCTGCTTTGGCTGGACTCAGAACAGCAAGTTCAGCCTCCAAGGAGCGTATTGCATCTAGACTTTGCTGCCCTTCTGGGAGCCCTTTTAGAATTGCAAGTTGCCTGACAATTTCTGCGGCTCTTTGCGCTTTTACGATGTCAGCATTTTGTGCGGCTTCTTTGGGTTGTGGTAAAGCATCCAAACGACTCTGCAAAAGATTGATTGCATTGACAACATCAGGAGTTTGCTCCATTGCTTGAAGTTGACCAAGTTGGCTTTTGATATTCGCAGAATATTCTGCAATCTGAACTTCTTTAGGGATAGCGGCGGCGCGGCCTTCTTTCATGCGCTGTTGAGCCAAAGCAAGTTCGCTATTGGCCTTACGAGCGTAATTAGCCAATCCAAGCGCTTCTTGCGTGAATCCAGCGTCAGCAAGCAACTTAGCGCCTTGCAGCATCGACTCAGGATTGCTCTGGTCAATCTGCTTAGAAATGGCGTTCAGGGCGCTAATACGCTGCAACTGAGGGTCTACTCCACCCAATGCTCCACCAAGCGCACCAGCGAGGTTGTAGCCCGCTTGCTGTACGCCTACAGCAGCCTGCTGGAATGGGTCAAGGTTTTGCATTGCAACAGCACGATTAAACACCTGCTGCTGTTGTTGCTGCTGATACATAGCGGGGTTTACCCCGAACAAACCGCCAACAATATCGTCTGCCATGATTATTTCCTATGTTGGGTTAAGTCGAGAAAGCTCTGCGAATAGCATCTTGCAGTTCTGGGCTATTTGCTGCTTGACTAAACAGATTGCCACTGTAGCTAAATCGATTAGCAGGAGCTTGTGTAGCAGCACTCTGTAGCATTCCCTGCGAAAGCAATTGCCCTGCTTGGGCGGCAGATGCAGTAGTTCTAGCTCCAATTTGCGTACCCAGTGTCATTGGCTGTTGTGCAAGGTTTTCTAATCCAGTGGTTGTGTCTATGGCAGTAGCAAACGGAGCGTAAGCAGCAGTCTGACCACCGTAGTATTTGCCCATCAGGTCGCTTCCTGCGCCAAGTAGTCCTGCCCCAAATTGAGCCTGTTGTTGCCCAGCCTGTTGGCCTTGTGCGGCAAGTTGTAGGTTGCTTTGGGCAAGTGCGTTGTAGTAAGCAGCAAGTTCAGGGTTTGTAGCCATCAAATTGCCGCCTTGGGCAACAGATAGACCTCCGCGACCTTGTGCTAACAGAGTGTTTTGCAATTGAGCAAGTTGGCGCTCTTGTCCAGGAGCAAGCAATGCCTGCTGCTTTGCAATGTAGTCTGCTGCTTGTTGCTCAGGGGTCTGTTGGATGTAACCCTGTCCAAGATTGAATAGGCTTTGTGCGCCAGCAGTTAACGGAGCATACGCAGCTTGCGCCCCTTCAGCGCCAGTAAGACCCTGTGCGGCAAGTGCGCTCAATCGGTTTTGGTAGGCTTGTATTTCAGGGCTTGCTGTGTAACCAGCGCCAATCACATTGCCTTGTGCATCAGTGGTGAACTGTGATGTGCCAAAGCGAGTGGTAACGCCAACAGGACGGAACTTAGCCGCCTCTGCTGCAATACGGGCAGCTTCAACTTGTGCAGCAGCTTGCGTCTGTGCGGCTTCCCGCGCCTTCTCTGCTGTATTGGAAGCGCCAAGCAAATTCAAGCCGCCAGTGACGAGAGAAGGGCCATATGCAGACAATAAGCCGCCTAATGCTCCTGCGCCTGTGGCTGCTTCTCCTGCTGCCCCAGCTAAACTATAAGAGCCTGGAGCCAAAACAGAGGAAGCTCCCAAAAGACCAGCTCCCCCTAATGCTCCAGCTCCCGCTCCTGTTCCTGCGGCCTGTGCCGCTGCCAATTCAGCAGCAGTAAACGCTGCGCCAGCACCGCCTGCGGCACCCAAAAGTGGAGTTGCACTACTTGCCGCTCCGCCCGCCAATCCATAAGAGCCAGGGGCTAAAACAGATGGAGCGCCTGCTGATGTAAGAAGTCCTCCGGTTTCTGCGGCAACAGGAGCAGCAACATTCCCAAAGCCAAATTGGCCAGCCAGACTTGGCTGAGTAGTTGCTGCTGTTTGTGTGGCAGCAGAAGCAGCAGGAGATGCGCCTCCAAATCCAAATTGACCAGCCAAATTTGGTTGATTAGCTGTAATTGCTGCATCTCCAGTGCCACTTAATGCGGCATTGATAATTTCCGCATCACCAGCTCCACCTGTTGCTGCCGCCTCTGCTGCATTAAGGTCAATTGCGCCAGGATTTAACAACTTCCCAGCGCCATAAGATAGCACCAATGTCTCAAGACCTTTTTCTAGGTTTCCACCAGTTTGAGATGTTTTGTTTGCAGCAAGGAATGATGCTGTTACTTCAGGAGGAACTTGATAGTAAGCCGCAATAGCAGTAATTGCCGTTTCCAGTGCTGGGCTATCTGCAATGGTTCTGCCAAGGTCAGTAATCCCCTGAGAAAGCCCTTTCTCAATAGGTTGCAACGCCTGTGTAGCGGCCTCGCTTACCTTCTCAGTTGCTTGTGATACCCATCCCATGATTAACCCCTTAAATCAAAAGACATTTCGTAAGTCCTATCAAGGCCACCGTCTATCTTTTTAACAGTGCCCTTGACTATTCCTAGATTAGCCAAGTCGTTGATAGCAGGATTGTCATAGTAGGTCACCGCTTTATCAAATTTACCTTTTGCCTTTGCAAGCAAATTATTCACAGCAGTTACTAAGTCCTGCTTATTTCCAGCATTTATTGCATGGAATTCTACTGTTTTATCCCTCTTTGAGGAGTAAATGACTATTGTATTTTTTGTCAACAGGTACTTCATACCTTGCTTGACGTACTCTAAAAAAGTGTCTTTTACATCTTCAAGACTGTACTCACGCCCACGATGATTCTTGGCATAGTCGCCAGCAATGATTTCAAGTTCTTTTTCGCGGGCCACTTCTTAGCCTTTACATTGACCCAGCGCCAACCACATTGCCGATGACAGTGAAGTTCCCACTTGAATCTAGCTTTGCCACACTGGTTCCACTAGCTTGGAAGTACAGAACTCCACTGACTTCAACCAGTGCAAAATCGGTCAATGTGCCATTAGCTTTTGTAGCAATGGCAGTTGAGATATTGTTGAACTCAGTGTCAATCTCTGTGCCTTTGACAATCTTGGATGAATTGCCTGGAGCCAGCGCGTCTTTAGCCGCAAAGTTGGTGGTTTTGGTGTAGTTGCTCATACAAGTTTTCCTCGTTTGGCTTGAATCTCAATTTTCTGAATGCTAACTGGAAAACCAGTAATCTCTGTTTCATAACCCGTCTGCACTGCTTTGCCAGAGCCAGTTGCCTGACCAATCAAAAGCTGTAGCTGAACTCCGCTTGAGTAGTAGGCAACAGGCACACCATTCGCACCATATTCAGCCACCCCATATTCCGAGACAGTTGATGTTGGAATTGACAATACCTGTGAGTAATACTGACCAGTAAAGTCAAATCCCCACTTCACAATAAAGTCTTGGCTTGAGCCACCAATGACAGTTACAACAATTTTCTTAAGAATGGATGTGATTCCAATGTCGCCTAAGTCAGCGTAATTGGTGAAATACTGCATCCTGTAGGTAGCGGTGTCATCAAGGTAGGTATCGTACTTTCCAATGTATCCACTTTTGCCTATAAGCAAGTCACCATTGCGGCGAGATAACAAGCAAGTTGGGTGCAAAGAGTCCCATATCGTCACCCGTGCAGACCCATCCTGAAGTTGTGCTTTTGTGTCAAAAACATAGACTTGACCAGCAATTGGCAGAGTGAGCAAATAGAAACCATTGATTTCAGAATAGGCTGCTTTGCAGTTAGTTAATGTCTCAGAAGACAAGGATGCCATCAAGTCATTACGGACATTCTTGGATAGGTCGCGCAAAGGTGCAGACTTCTCTTGAATGGTACGCAGCAGTGAACGTACTCCACTGTTTGACAGGAAAACAATGTCGCTGCCAGTAGTGTGGATAGTGTCACGCCCAAGGCATCCAACGCTAGAAATGGAGTCACTCAACTGCATGGTTGCAGGTGTAGTGGCATTGGCATAGATAAGGATTTGACGCTTGCCAAAGATGAACAGGAATCCATTGTGTGAAGCTAGGCCAACAATCTGGTCTGCTCCATTAGGCCAAACACGACTTACGTCCAATGTGCCTGAAGTTCCACCACTCCACACATGACCAGCAAGCAGGTCAGAGAAAGTGATGGTTGTGTTGTCGGTGGTAGTGCTTGCAACCCAGATGCGACCAAAGGCAGAGATGCCAATATTGGCCTGTGGCACAGTTCCTGTATACCCAGACTTTTCACTTATTCTGCGATAGGTTGTGGTGCTAACAGCGGGGTCGTAAATGAGTGGGTCGTGACCAGTTTGGAAGAAGTAGGCAATGCCATTGAGAGAGCATATCTGCCAATCATTTGCTGTGATTGTTGGAGCAGACCCTCCCCCCCCATAGGTAAGCTGGGTAACGGCATTGGAAGTTCCAAGCTTGAACAACTTTGCATTGCCAGCAAATAGGATGGTCAAAGTTCCATCAGATTGCACTAACTCATGGATTACGCCAACATTGTTAGCGCCAAGAGCGCCGCTAGATGGGTTTACCTTAGAGTAGCCTTTGCGAGAGCCAATGCGACCGTACTGGTCAATGATTGCATTGGTAGCAATAGACGCAAAACCTGAAGCCAAGTCCAACGGGGAGTCTTGGGTGTTTAACCCATAGAACCCAGGCGCTGATACGCTGTAGGACTGTAGTGCTTGGCTCATGTTGCTACAAATCCATCGTAATCAGGGAAGCGAGTGCCTTCCAATGCAATGTAATCAGAGAGCATTGATTTGTACAACAAGAATGCCTCAGAAGAATTCATGGAACCATCTTCACCGCGCTCAACCAATGCACGTGAATAAGCGTTCTGCGCCACTAGCACATCAGGAACAAGGCATACGGTGCTATCAGAGGACAAGGTAGCCTGTGGCACTGCCAACGAGAAAAGAAGGCTGTAAACGCCATCAGGACGAGGATACAGCGTTACCTTTGCATCGTAGTTAGAATCCACTCCATCAAATGTGTATTTGCTTGGGATGGTCGATGCTGGAACAATCGCATAGTTTTGATAGCGATTCATCTCCACAAAACCAATGTTTTCTAACGGGATGTTGGATGTAGAGTTGATAGCATCCAAGACCTGGAACTTCTGCCCAGCGTTGGTCAACGAATACTTGTAAGTGCCAGCAGTAGTGGTAACTGTAACGTCTTTACCAAGTATGTTCCAAGGAAATGCGTCTTCTACTTGGCGTTTTGCATCGTTGACAAATTTGCCGATTAGGGTTGAATATGGTGTTTCAGAAACAGTTGTGACTGTAGCCTCACGCAACCGAATAAGGACATCATTAACGAGTTCTAGATAAGTCATATTCTTGTCAGTCCTTCTAGCTCAAATGTTGCCAATACTGTAAAAGTTGATGCAGATTCAGTTGTTGCCTTCAAAATATCGCCTTCTTCCATTACAAAATACGTTGCAGAAGTATCAAAATCTCGCATCGTCTTGGCGGAGACAACTTCCTCAAATACAAACGAATAGGTTACAGATGCACTTGTATCTGTCCAGGAAAATGTAATGTGCTTATTAGATGAGCCTTGATTTGTAGCGCGCAACAAAGTCACCTTAGCGTAGTACCCTGTAGGCACTGTGTAAAGTGTAGTAAGAGTTGCTGCTGTTGGATTTGCGCCAACTGACAATGCTCTCATTTTTTGGCCTTGTTCCTGCTAGTAATTGCCTTGGCCTTAGCCTTAGCATCTTCCTTGGAGGACGCGCCCCACGCTTTGAGCGAGAGCAGTAGACGGGTTGGTTTGCCATCTTTTTGCTCCGGCCCTGGCATATTGCCCATCCGTGCTAAAAAGGAGGCCCGTCGAGGGTTGTCACCTGACTTTACTGGTGCTTTCAAATTGCCACCAGTCTCGGCATTATAAGATGCTCTGCCCTTGGCATTCAAGCCGCCTTTTGGATTTTGACCAGCTTTTGTTTGCCAAGTTGGAGATTTCATCTATTTCACCTTTTTTGCCTTCTTCGCTGTCTTTGCTGCCTGCTTGAAGTCAGTGGCAGTAGGTGCGGCCTTAGACCCAACCTTATTCATTTTTTCTCCAGAACCAGCCTTAATTCTGGCTTGTTTGGCATTGATGTTGGCGTAAAGACCTTGTTTCATTTCATCTTCTTCATAGCCTTAGATTTACCAGCCTCAGACAATGCAATGGCAATGGCTTGTTTCTGCGACTTTACAACTGGGCCTTTTTTAGAGCCAGAGTGCAGTTCACCTTTGCCGTACTCTTTCATCACCTTACTGACCTTTTTTTGGGCCATTGTAGGTTTTTTCATATCAATTGCGTCACAGAAAATGTTGAAGTAGTTATAGTTGCATCTTTGATAACAGCAATCTTATCGCCTGGATTAACTCGAATAATCTCAGAGTAATTATTGGGAATCATGGCGGATGTTGTAACACTTGCTGTTGGGTTAGTACCAATTTGATAGTGGCAATGTCCTT